GGCAGCAATCTTATCAGCACGTTGTGCTTCGGCAGCTAATTGAGCCAAGTGTTCAGCGCGTAATTTATCTGCTTCGGCTTTTGCCTTTGCTTCTGCGGCTGCTATTTGCGCTGCTTTGTCTGCTTCGTAAGCAGTAAATTCAGCATCGTTCATTTCTCGCTCAACTGTTTCATTTGTTTCAACATTGTGTTCAAGGATCATTGGTCTATTTGTTTTTGGCATTATTTGACTCCGTAAAGTATGTAAGTTCCACCGCTAAAAGTTCCAGCAGAAAGAGTTATTGCAAGCGATGAAATTGCGCCCATTGCAGTTCCACCACCTGCGGCATTTGCACCCACCCATGTTCCAGCAGCGCTTTGACTAGATGGGTCATTTGATGAAATCCAAACGCTAGAATCTGAAGTTACAATTTTATTAGTTGCAGTATTTGAATAGTTCGGAATGTTAACAATAGTAATGTTGTTATTATCCTGACCACCTTTGACAAGGCTTGTTGCGTAAGTAAGAGGAAAATTTGCTGCGTAGTTGGTGTTTGTAAAAGTTGAACCTGCTCTTGTGTAACCAGCATACCAAGCGGAAGTGACTCCATTCAAAGTCATTGTTAAATAAGCATTTGATGATGGATACCAATCAAGCAAAACAAGTCTAAGGTCTGTATAACTTGCACTGATACTGGACAATGAAAGAGTGCTTGTTGATAGTGAGCCAGTTGCCAATTGCGTAAATGCTCCGCTTGCAATTGCAGCCCATTTCAAACCTGTTGCAGTTGTTGAATCTGCCGTCAAAACTTGATCATTTGAACCAACTGCCAACCGCGCAGGGGTTGAAGCACCAGTGGCAGCGTAAATGTCACCTTTTGTTGTAAGTGTCGCCTTTTGCGTTGCCGCGTCAGCATTGGTTTTCATTTGCGTGTCAACAGCTTGACCAAACACTTCGAAGTCTGCTGGCAAATCCGTGACCAAATCCGTCGAAGTAGGCATTTGGAACGAATAATTGCTGGTTGGGTTACTCATTGCTTGTTCTCCTTATCAGGCGACAATTGTCGCATTTTCCCAGTCAAGTGTTGGCGACACGCTTGACCACGTTTCAGTTGCTGGAACGTCGTCCCACTGCATTGCTTGCAAGCTGTACGCCAACGGCGACATGTTCAAACTGATTGCAAGCTGGTTGTAACTGGCGCGAAATTCCCATGATTCGACAAATCCCTGAAATGTGCCGCTGCTCATGTTCAATGGAAGATCAGTCAAAGCCACTGGCATACCCATGAAAACGCCAATTAGGCTGTTGCGGTCTGTGTTGTCTAGTTCAGGATTGGTCAAGTCAAAAGTAATGTCCGAAAAGATTGGCTGCGGGGTTTTGCGAAGCGACAAATAAAAGTTTGCCTGACTGGTTGCGTCAGCTGAATTGTGCAGGGTTGTTGTAATAATCTGCGACAGCTCACCAAATTCAGCAATTGAAGTTGCGTCGCTGGCTGAAACTTCGGCTGAACTGGTTGCGTTGTATTTGACCGTTAAATTGTTGCGCACGTCGCCAGCGCGGGTTTCAATGCGAATGCCTGCGGCACGGGCTTGGTTGGCTGTTAGATCAACGTAACCATTGGTTGCCAAATAAACTGACCTGTGGGTGCTGTCTGCGTAGAAAATGCGTCCAAACCCGTCTTCGCCAATGTACCCAGCCCCTGAAGTCGCCAAAGCTGCAATGAGTGAATAAACGTCAGTGCGTGATGAAGAACGGGCTGCCAGTTCATAATTGCCAGCGTCAATTTCGCCCAACCCATTGTTTTCAGCGTTTGCCCATGTTGTTGTTGGGTCATAACTTGCCCATGTTTCAGCACCTGCAACTGAAGCCCATGTTCCAAACAGCACAGCTTCAAGGATTGTGGCAATTTGAACCCCGTCCAAATCTTTTGCCAGCACGCCGTTGGTCAGGGTTTTTGGCAGTCGTGCCAGCGCACCCAATGCAATGATCGAATAAGTCTGCGTGAACATGGTTGAACCCACGTCGCGAACTTCAAGCCCCACTTCAACGACATTGCCGCCAAAGATTGGCACAAATGTATTTGACGAATTCTTGACTGAAACTGAAAGTGTGCTGTTGATGTTGACAGGCAAAGTTGTTTGATTGACGTCTATCAGCTGAAGGTTGACATAACCTGCCTGTGCCTGCTCATAGATGTTTGAACGCCCACTGCGAATAACCAAATTTGCCAAAACAGCTGACGTGTATTCAGTGCCGTCAATTTCGACTTTCCAAACGGGTGACCATTGCGTCATGCTGTCACCAAATTAGTTGCGCCACCTGTCCCGCGATAAAAGGAATTGTTCAACGTGTCAGCGATTGTGCGGGCTGTGCCTTCTTTGTCAATTGCCCCTGAAACGTTGATGTTAATTATTGAACCGCTGGCTGATTCACTGGCGCGGAAATTTGCCAAAGCTGAAGGTTGAACCAATCCCATTTGTGTTTTCAAAATTTCGGCTTTGATAATTAGATCATCACGCTGAGCTGTCAAAGTATTCAACGCACTTTCAATGCTTGTGCCGCCCCCGCCTTTGCCGCCAGTTGCAGCAGCAGTTGCCCCTGCAAGCCCCGATTGAATACTCCCTAAACCCGAAAGAACACCCCCAAAACTTGTGCCGCCCCCGCCACTGATTGCGCTGGGTGCGCCACCTGTTGAAAAGCCTGAAGTTGGTGTTGATAGTTTTCCCAATTGGTTAACATTGCCCAAAAATGGAATTGCGTTATAGGCACGAATTAAAACGTTAATCCCGTCAATGGCTGTGTTTATGACGGTGTTGATTGCACCAACAACGCTGCCAACAATGTCAATGACGCCAGCTGCAACTTTGCCCACGATCTTAAAAGCACCGCCCAAAGTTTCGCCAATAATTGGCGCAAGATACTTGGCAATGTAACCGCCAAATTCCATAAATGCCGCAAGGTTTTCTTCAACAGCTGTTTTGATGTATCCAAAAGCTTTGAACAACCCTTCCAAAATTGGGCTGAAAACGTTCTTGATTAAAGTTCCAACTGTTGTGATGTAAGTCGTCAGCCCGCCTTCTTTTCCGCTGAAGGCGTCAGCAAAAGCTGTGAGTGCTGGCAACGCGTAACGGTTGATTAGGTCAATGAAGTAAGCGACCACAGGCAACAACGCCGTGCCCAAAGTTTCTTTGGCTTCGTCAAGTGCGCGCTGAACACGATCAAGTCTGCCAGCATAGGTTTCGGCATTTGCCGCAGCTGCGCCACCGAACAATTCGGTCAAACGATCTTGCACGTCGGTGAATGACATTGTTTTCAATTCGGCAGCGGATAGCCCCAAACCTAATTTGCCCAACGCCGAAGTGTTGCCTTCATAAGCTTTGCCCAAAGCATTTGCAACGGTTTCAAGCGGTTTGCCTGTGGCTGTTGAAACGTCAAGGGCTGTGTTCAATAAATCTTGCGCTGAAGCCACGTCACCAGTTGAGCGAACCAGTCTGCCCAATGCTGGTCGAAGCTGATCGTCAGCGACGCCAGTCGCCAATGACATTTGAAGAATGCTTTGTTCAGTGGCTGCAATTTGGGCTGTGGTTGCCCCTGTGGCGTTCTGTAAAGCCAAAGCCAACTGTGTCTGTGCCTTTTCGTCGGCAATGGCTGATTTGACCCCTTCAATGCCGATTTTGATTGCGTAAGCGCCAGCAGCTGCGGCTGCGGCAGCAAAGGCTGCGCCAACGACTTTGCCAACCTTGCCCATTTTGTCGCCAAAGGTTTCGACGTCGTCGGTTGCGACCTTCAGGCTTTTGTTTAGATTGTCAACGTCACCCAAAATGGTGAGCTTTAAAGTTCTACTTCCAGCCATTAGTCAAACCTTTTCACTATTTCAGAAAAGCCAGCTTCCCATTGTTTGATGATGTCAGGCTGCACTGATCTAAGCGTTGGATAAATAAACCAGCCGCGTGAACCTTTTCCTTCGCGACCTGACCACAGGGGAAACTGTTTAAATTTATTTGAACCAAATTCAGCGCCGCCCCAAAGCTGTTGAGTCGTGCCGCCGCCTGAAAACTTTTGACGGGCGAACCCATAACTGATTTCACCAAATTTGGACGTTTTGCTGACCTTCGAACCTTCAGCAATGCGCGTTGAAACTTTTGGAATTGAACGCGTCATGGCAGCTGCTGCCTTGACTTTGTCGGAGACAAATTCAGCCAAAGCGTTTGATTTTGCTTTTGCTTGATTCAGTGCTTCTTCGTCCATTGCTTTGAAAGAACGGGCAATGGCGCGAAGTTCAGCTTTGTCGTAGCTGATCGCTTCACTTGCCATTTGCCCGCCTTTCGACTATTTCAAGAACTGTCAGAATGTCTTCCGCTGTTTCCAATTCAGATTTTGGAATCCCCGTCGCAATGACGAT